GGACAGGGTGACAATGCGCCCGTTCGACATTGCGAACTGCACGCGCGGAGCAGCTAGCAGCGGTTGCAATTCCGATGCGTCCATGTTCCCCATAGACACAACTTGGCATGATAGATTTATCATCACTCCCCCCTTACCTTTGCTTCGATAGCGCGGCACAGTCTTGACCCTGCCGCTGTCAGCGTGGAAACTTCATACGGCCCTGAGTCGTATGTCAGTGCTTTGCGGTCTTGCAATTCACTGCCGCACGAAAAAATTATCTGCAGAAAATCATCGTCCGTCAGCCGTGGCGCTGGCTTTGGCTTTGGTTCGCTTGCGAGTGCTGCGCGGGCGGCGGCTATTCGTCTTTCTGCATTAACCTCGCGCCACACGTTGGGGCATATGCGGTCATCGGCCTTGTCGCCCATGCGGTCTAGTGAGTCGGTGACATCCCGCAAAGCCGACTCCAAATCCGCGATCCTCTCCAGAGCGGCCTGTATCTCGCCAGCCTCCGTGAGCCGCCGCAAAGCCGCTTTGGTTGCGTCAGTCATTTGGCACGCTCCGCAAGCATTGCGTCGGCAAGCGCGTAGGCTGCTTTAGCCTCCACATGCCAACCTCCATCCATGCAAGATGCGTCATGAAGTAGCGCCTGCATCGCCTTCGCTGCAAAGTAGTCGCGTATGGTCATGCCGGTCCATGACTCTATTTGCCCTTGCCCATGATCCCATTGCCCTGGGAACGCTGGCTCTAATTTGGTTGCGTCAGTCATCACATCATCCTCCCAATTTCAGCGGCTGCGCGGACGATGGCGCGACGGGTGGCGGCGTATTCCACGGCATCCCCACTTGATGCATCTTCAGGTACGCCTTCGGTGATGGTGATTTGCAATCTCAACTTCACCGCCAACCGCAGCGCATCGCCGTCGTTGGTGAGTGGGTTCCATACTTCGTGATTTGGTAGGTGCCCACGAAACATTTCAACAACTCTAGGATTGTCGTTGAGCCAATATTCAATCTCAATTCCCGCCGCCTTCGCAGACAGTTCCAGCAGTTCGCGGTCTGTCATGATTGCGTCTCCGTTTGTTCCAGCGCCTCGACCCTGGCTTCCTCTATCAGATGCCCCAGGCCCATGCCCTCCAGCCGCTTGGTCAGGATTTCAATTTGCTTGCGCTTGGCGTTGGCCGCAGCATCGTTGTGCGCCACCCGGTATTCCTCGCGCCGCAGCTTGATGGTCGCCAGTTCCGCCTCCAGTTCCGTGCGCCTTTGCATCGTGATCCCGGGCTCACCCGCGAAGTAATCGCGCTTCGCGTCAGCGAGCTCTGCTGCGATCTGCGCAGTCCGTAGGCCAAAGTTGACGTACTCGGGGGATTTTGGGTTGCTCATAGCGTTACCCTCCTGCCGTCGTTTGCATCGCGCCCAGGCACGTAAACAGGCCGTTTGAACAAATCGCACGCTGGCGGCATAGCTTCGCCCGGATGGCGCACGCGTGGCCGGTAAGACGCTATCTCTAGCGCCCGGCGCTGATGCTCTTTGCTGTGATCGGTGGGGGTTTTGCGCATGATTAATCCTCAGTGGTGAGCCGATCACGCGCATATCGCGCCCTTGCATCGGAACTGTGCATTCCAGCGAGTTTTGCCAGCAGTTCATCACGATCTTCTGGCAATGCCTTTTTAGTCAGAATGCAGTCGGACAATGCCGCCAGGCCCTCGGGCCATCCGCACCAGGCAAGGCGGTCGCCGCGCACGAAGGCAACTACCCACTCTTCGCCACTCGGCGTATGGTGTACGGTGTCGCCAGTGTCAATCTGGTTCATGGCTGCTCCTTGGTGGCAAGCGCGATTACGCCGTAGGCTTCATCTTCTTGGAGGATTAGCTTTGCCACTTGATCGGCGGTCAGTTCGATGGTGACGGCCCTGTAGGTCGTAGATCCCCCTGCGTGAACTACATGGCCAAAATACTGAATCATCACGGTCATTGTCATTGGCATGATTTACTTCAATGTGAGTCTGTCACGTCGCACGATTCGCATGGCGGCGCATCCTCCGCTGTTTCGATGTGCTGATGTCATAGAACATCGAGGATGTAATGAACGGAATGTCATCGTCAATGTCGTCGAACCCGGAAGAAGCTGGCGCCGGTTTTGGCTTCGGCGGCGGTGGTGGCGGCGCTTCCTGGCGCTGTGGTGCCGGACCAGCGAATGAGATTTCAGCCACGCGCCCGACCAGTTTTGATGCCGTCGTGTTGTCCGACTTCGTGAACGACTCGATATGCACATCCTGTAGCGTCACCATCACGCTTTGGCCCTTCACCATGTACTGCGCCATTGCTTCGGCACGCTTCGACCAAAGCACGCCTTCGGCCCATTGCGTGGGCTGCTTGCCATCCTCTCCCTTGCGCCCGTAGTTGAAGGCAAGGGACAGGTTGCAGACAGCCTCGCCGCCGGCGGTCCTGCGAAGTTCTGCATCGCGGCCGATCTTGGCCAATCCGTACATCGTGGTCATGCTGTGTCCTTTTCTTTGTTTGCAATTGCTGCTTTGCGCAGCGCCGATTCATACATGCGGACCGTCCCGGCAAAGGCCGTCAGGTCCGCTTCAAGTTTCTCGATGTCGTTCTCGTTGCGCTCGATGCGGATCACCCGCATCTGCATTCCGAGTTCGGCCAGGTCGGGGCACCAGAGACACATGTCTACCCACTTGCGGCCCAGGAGCCACAGGTAGCCGTTGCACTGGTCGATGTACTCGCTGATGTTGTCGGTCACCATGGCGGTAAACAGCGTTTCGCTTGACACCATCGTCTTGATTTCCAGCACGCCATCGTCGTCGATCAAACCATCGGGAGAAATCCCGTAAAGGTCGTCGTGCGTCTTGAAGAATCCGACCGGCTCGACCAGCACGTTGCGCACGCTCTCGTAATGCGCGCGGGCGAACGGCTCCTGCTCGGTGCCCTGGCGCATGGCCCCGTTCACGAAAATGGCGGGCGCCGTGCCGTGGCATCGCTCGCGCGCCAGATTCATCGCGTACAGCATCGCCTTGGCAGACGGGTGGCCGCTTTTCAAGCGTTCGCGCGCGTCCTTGAACTTGCTCCCGGTGATCACGCCTTTTCTGACGTCCAGCCACTGGGGCGAGCCCTGCTCGTAGTCGAAGTGTTCCATCTTCATGTTGCTGCTCCTTTTTTGTCGGCGGCCTTGGCGGCGCGCTTGAGGTTGTCCGACTCGGGATTGAGTGCAACGCGTTCTTCGGGCGTGCGCGCGTTGATCCATGCGGCCAGTGATTTCCATCCCTGCATGGCGGCATCGCGGGCGGCCTGCAGCAAGTCGGGCGGGACCGCCTGCACGCCTCCACGGCCATCGTCGTCGGGTTGGTCCTTGCTGGCGAAACCGTAGGCCAGCAGGAGCGTGTACCGAGACAGGTAGGTGATTGTCGACTGCCCGGCCTGCAAGATGTTCTTGTTGCCGGTGTCATCGCGCGGCCCGGGCAGCGCCGTCGACTGCGTATGCCCGAGGCGGTGCGTGACTTCACAGGTGACAACGTAGAAGCCGTCAGCAAGTGACGGAATCCAACGGTGGCTGAAACCGTACTCGGCAGCGGCCCTGATGATCTGGTCGCACACATGGCCGATGGTCGAGTGGTCGTAGGATGTCGTGCCCTTGCTCGATGTGAACTCGACGTGCTTGTCTTTCAGGATCGACGGCGGGTTCTTTTTGAACTCGGCCATCGCACTGATGAATGCCTTGCGCGCCTCGTTTGCTTCCCACTCTTTTTGCAGGTTGAGCATGTCGCGCATGTCGGCCACGCTCATGCCAGCCTTGATCGCCTGCATGGCCATGGCCAACGGGCCAACGATGGGCTCTTGAACAACGGCCAGCGGCTGCGCCGGCGCTTCATCTTGCTCGACCATTTCAATGGTCATTGTGTCTTGCAATACTTCGTTCATGGTTTTCCTTCAAGCTGTAACTTCGGCCGTGATCCAATCCTCAATCTCGGCCAGTCGATTGAGGGCTGCTTTGGGAGTGCAGCAAAAAATGTCGGCAACCGCCGTCACGGCAGCAGCGATGATTTCCCCGTCGCTGGGGCCTTCGAGGTCGTCGCTTGGTCCAGGCCAGGCCTGCAGCAGTTCGCCGCCGTCCACCTGGTTGAAGATCGGGTCGGACTCAGCAATGGGCGCTATCTCTCGCACGGCTGCGGCCTGGCGCAAAGCCATTTGCTCGCGCATCAGCGCGTCCCGCTCAGTGGCCATGCGCTGCAGGTCTGCCTGCAACTGCGCGCGGGTTGCGGCTTGCTCGGCGGCAAGTTCGGCGCGCTGGCGCTGCATCTCTGCTTCCTGTGCCTTGCGAGCATCGTCCAATGCCTTCTGGGCCGCTGCAGCCTCCACCTTTGCCACACGGTCACGCTCGGCCTGCTCGTCACGCTGGCGGGCCAGTTCTGCCCGTTCGTCGGCCAGGCGCTGGACTTCGGCTTCACGCTCGGCCTTGGCGCGGGCGGCTGCAGCTTCCTGATCACGCTTCTCATTGGCAATTTCCATCATGCGGGCGAGTGACTTGCTGCGCGCGACTGCAGCTTCCTCGCTGAATTCCTCAAACCCTTCCAGCGGGTTGCTGGCCAGTTTCTGGATCATCCAATCAGCGTCGGCAGCCGTGCGGCACTGGCTGGCCAGCACAGAGCACTCCCGGATGTCGGCAATGCGCAGCGTGATAGCCTCGATGCGGGCGCGCTCGATGCGCTCGGCCTCGGCCCGCTCGGCGGCCCGGGCTTCGTCCCAGGCGTTGCGCAGGGCCAGCAGGCGATCCTCTTCGCCCTGGGTGATGGCGATCAGTTCCTTTTCCTCGGCGATCACGGCCTTGGAGAACTGGGTCGCATCGTCACGCGCGGCCTTGCCGGTCTTTTGGATCGTGGTGCGGGCCTTGACCAGCACCATCGCAGCGCCGTGGCATTCCTCGCGGCCAGCGGTGTTCTTCACCTCCCTGATGGACGCAGATTTCTTGACCAAGGCGGCAAGTTCGGATCTGGCCCGGTCGGAGCCAAGCGCCACAGCGGCGCGCTGGATGACGGTCAATTCCGTCGTGTGTTGGTCAAACATTTCGATGCTCATGATTTTGTCCTTGTGGTTAATCGCCCATCCAGCCAGTGCCGGCTCGGCGATGTGGTTTTGCTTCCAGTGCGGCGGGCTTTGTCACCGCCGCTTCTTGTTCCATGTCTTCGTTAGCCTTGTCCCATTCGTTTTCTCCGCGCTTGCCTCCGTGGAACAACATCAGGATCAGCACAGGCCCTCCAACAAACAGCACAACCCAGAAAAGGTAGTCCATGTCAATCTCCTTTTTTGTCGTCGTCAGAATCAAGCAGTACCGCGTAAATCCAAGTCGCAATCACGATGACGCAGCACAGGGCCATCGCAAGCAGGAAGCCGTCGCGCATGTCAGCCTCCAGTGGTAAAGATGACGACGAGCGCGAGAATTGCGACGGCGTACAGTGCCGCGTCTTGCCAGTCACGCCCGTTCATGGCGTCACCTTCGGTGTGCTGACCCACCCGCGCTGTGTGCGCGATACGAGCCGTGCCGCGCGAATCCACTCTTTCAGATTGCGCCGGGCCAACTCGCGTGGCACCATGTCGTGGTAGTAGAAGGGGCGAACGCGGGCGAGTAGGCGTGTGTTCATACTGCCTCCCCTGTAGCCTTGGCGATGGCTGCGCGCAGTTTGATCGTTGGACCGTTCGCTCCGCCTTGCGCGAGTTCAACCTCGTCCAGCAAGGCCAGAGCAAGCTGCATCGGCTTGTCGTCCTGAGGTTCCGGTTCTCTAGGATTTGCATCGCCACATGTTTCGCAGTAGTAGCCGTCGACAACCGGCCACCCGCATTTCATGCAAGCGTAGATTTTCGGTGTGTAATTATGAATGATGTTGTTGACAGCGCGGGAATACTCAAAGCCCGAAGGCGGTGCAGGCTTGGCGTTCACAGCGCATTCCCCAGAACCTTGAGCATGTCAAGATCGATCCCGTACAGGCGACTCACGCGGTCGGCGTGGCCGTCGTCCCAATATTGGTTACAGCACTCTCCAACCGCCCGCTGCAGTTCTTCGCGTAGGGCCACGTTCTCGGCCTGCAGCGCTGCTACGTCTACCGCCGATGCGAGAGCGGTTGCCATGATTGGGTGCAATCTGTCGTTCATGCTGTCCGCCAGACGCGCACGCCACCTTCAACAGTGCGCGACGCAAACTTGTTGCCGGTCTTGCGCTTGGCGTATGTAAGGCAGCTGCTCAGGGTTGCGGTAGTCTTGTCTTTGACGAATACGCTATCGCCAACTTCCATTTGCATCATTGCCGACAACAAGCCTGTGGCTCTTTGAAGCGATGGCATCGGAACGTTCTTTTCGATCTCGATAGCTTCCTTGCGGACCTCTTTGCGTAAATTCATCCTGCGATCTCCTTGGCCCTGTTTGTGAGCCTGGGAGTATTTGAACATTAGTTCTCGCACACCGTCAACCAACGTCGTGAAATATATTTCTCAATGACCTTTGGCTGCCGATAGATGAAGGCTATTTATGGCGCAGGCGGCGGCGGTCCTGGCCACGGCTTTGAAATGACAAGGCGCTGCGCATTGGCGTTGCAGGCTCCGATCCGTTCATCGATCCACTGCCCTCCAGCAGCCAAATCGGATTGACCGACAGATACTCCGCAGCCCGGAAATGATTCGACGCGCCGAACTCTTTCGTCTTGCCTGTGATCACCTTCTGCACCGCCTGGTACGTCACTCCCATAGCCTTGGCGAGCTGAATGTACGACACGTTTCTGGCCGCGATTGCCATCTTCAATCGATGCGAGTAATCGGTTTCGTGCTTCTGATAGAAAAAATCTATCGACGATTGCTCCCACGAGTCACACTGAAAGTTCATAATGTCGCCTATGGATAAAAAAATTGCTATCGCGGCGCTCGGTGGAACCGATGCCAATGCCGCCCGGGCCATGGGCATTTGTCTTCAAGCCATTCGCAAGTGGCCTGCGACGCTCACCCCTGGTATCTCTGACAAAGTCATCGGGTGCTTGGCCCGCAAAAGGTTGACGCCAAAGGCGCTGGCCCAGCTGCTCAGTCCCCTCTGACATCCACCTCGGCAGCGCATCCGAAACCTGAATCCAAGGACTCGCAGCATGAGCATTCCCACGGTGCCTGTCAGCGTCAAGTTTCCGCCGGACGAGATTCCGCAAATCAAGGGGCTGGCCGAGGCCCGAGGGTTCGACAGCGTGTCTGAGTACATGCGGCATCTGGTTGCTATGGATAAAGAGTTGTTGCATCGGCAATACCTTGCGCTCTGCACCCGATCTTCGCTGCCGGCGGCTCAGATAGCAAAGGGAACGAGAGGTATGACATGGTCGTCCGGCGGTCGGTCCGCTATCACACAGACAAGGGCCGATATCCGGCCCATCGGTCAAGCAACTAGGGATGTAGTCGAAGTATTGGCGCGCATAGGCCCGTCGCGCTGTCGGGATCTGCTCCCGCACTTGGCGCTGACCAGCTCCGTTATTTCGAAGTATTTGCGCAGAGCTGAGGGCCACGGGCTGGTCACCAGCGTCAAGCTATCCGAAAAAGACCATCAGTACACGGCAGTCGACGACTGGCAAGCGATAGCAGACCAGCACGGCACAAAAGAAGAACCGGCTCCTGTGTGGCCCGAGATTCCGCATCAGGTCACCGTGCAGGAATGGCCGCAAGAAAAGACGGTGACCGGGCCGCACAACCTGTGGAAGGCTGCATGAACAAGATCGCGCAGCAGATCGAAGACATGGCGGCCAAAGGCATGGCCCGCAAGCAGATAGCCGATGCCCTGGGCGTGTCGCATCACGACCTGGAAGCAACGATGCGAGTGTTGCAGATCAAGCCGAACAGGCCCACGCTGGAACAGATCAAGGCCAAGGCAGCTGCAGAGCGCAGGGCGGCACGACTTGCAGCGCTTGATGCCCGGCATGCAGCCGCCAGGGCCAAGCCGCTGGTGTGCGCACATAACCCATGGGGAACAGCATGAGCC